ATTGCAAATTACCGACGATGACATCACAAGTTTAATCACTAACGGCACCATAGCAATAACAGGAAATGGAACCGGTGGAGTTGACATAGAAGCATTAAGCATCACAGGTACCAGCATTTCAAGTTCGGACAGCACGACGATCAACATTAACGATAATCTCATAGTGGCTGGACTAAGCATTACAGGGAACACAATTACAACTAAGGATTCAAACGCCAATTTAGAACTTACGGCGGCAGGAACAGGTGCAGTAAAAGTCGACGCCATTTTGTCACTACCAGATGGCAGTGACTCTGACAACTATGCAGGATTTGGTGATGCGGATGACCTCAAAATATTCCACAACGGAAGTCATTCCATAATACGAGAAACAGGAACCGGAAACCTTTTCTTGCAGAGTGACAACAATGTGATACTTGGGAAGGATTCAAGTTCAGAAACTATGGTGAAGGGTATTGCCGATGGGGCAGTTGAACTTTATCACGATAATGTTTTAAAGTTGAATACCTCATCTAGTGGTGTAACTGTGGTTGATGAATTACACACGGAAGGTGCAACTCCTCATCTAACACTCAAAAGAACTGACAATGCGAATGTTCCAACACTACGTTTTAAAGGCAGTGGTGGCACTATTGGTGCAAGTATTGACTTTCAGGGTACAGGAGGCACCAATAATGAACTTGCATTTCAAATACTTGACGGAGCCAGTAGTCTAGCAGAGCGTTTCAGAGTTACATACACTGGTGCAAAAGTATCTGGCGCATTGGACGTGGACGGTGGCATCACAATCACTGATAACAAAATTACATCCGCGGCCTCAAACGCAAATATACAGATCGACGCCTCAGGGACTGGAGCAGTTGAACTCTTGACAGCAAAAGTCATAATGGCCAATTTGCCCACTAGTGACCCAAATGTTGCAGGTCAGTTGTTCAGAGACGGCACAGACCTCAAAGTAAGTGTAGGCTAAGGCTTACTTATCATATTAAAAATTCAATAAATACCCGTACATGACAGCACAACAAAACATAAATGTAGGTGTGACCGAAAACGACGGAACTGGTGACAGTATTCAGACTGCGGGTAGCAAAATAAACCACAATTTTAGCCAACTATACACTGATAACAACATTGACGGAAATATACTATGGCAAGGCAATAAAATAACTAGCAACCTAACTAATTCAGACATTGTGCTGACAGCATCTGGCACAGGCAAAATACAGTTGGCTGGCATAAAAATAGGCGGCACATCCATGAGCAGTGATGACAGTACCAGTATCAACATCAACGAAAATTTACAAGTTGATGGCTCTGTTACTGCAACAACATTGATTGGTAGCGGCTCTGACCTTACAGGCGGAACATTTGCTACAGTTGGTGATCTTAGTGCTACAGGATCTACACTTATATCTCCATCAAATGCTGACTTAACTTTTAGCACTACAGGTACAGGTGCAATTGTGTTTCCTGCAATTACTATCAATGACAACAACATAGAAGGCACACGATCCAACGAAGACATTCATTTGTTTGCCAGTTTGAGTGGATCAATTAATGTCACAGACATCACAATTGATTCTAGTTTTCGATTAAAAGACAATACAATAACTGCAACCAGAACCAACGATGATATTAATTTAAATACTTCTGGCACAGGGTCAGTGAAAATGAGTAAGGTTGATATTGGCTCCGGCACAGTGGATGGCACAACTTTTGGTGCAACAACTCCAGCCGCAGGTACATTTACTACTATAAATGCAACAACATTGGCAACTACGGGTCTGTCAATCACAGACAACACCATAACTGCCACACAAAGCAATGACAATTTAGTATTGGATGGAAATTCAAGTGGTACTGTTATCATAAATGGATTCACATTTCCAGGGTCAGATGGATCTAGTGGACAAGTACTTGAAACCAACGGTAGCAAAGTTTTAAGTTTTTCAAGTCCTTCAATTTTGCTTGGAGTATCTACCATACAAGACAATCAAACTACGCTGAGTTTTAAAACAGAAACCGAAATAGATCATGTCACAATAACAGGGTCACATGAACTTATTCAATCAGGAACCACCACAATAAACACATTTGCAAGTTCAAAATACGACAGTGCGTTCTACCTAGCATTGGTTAGAGATGACAATGCCAGTAATTTTGAAGCAGTAAAAATTTCTTTGGTTCACAACAACTCTGACGCATTTATCACAGAAAGTAATCTAGTTAAATCCGACGACAACAACTATCTCACAATAACTGCTGATGTAAATAGTGGATCTGTAAGGCTACTAGCGGCAGGCGCATCCAATGACATGAATATTAAATTTTATAGAATTGGATTAGGAGATGATGATTCCGGTGGATACGTTGCTGAAGACACCACCAACGCTGTCACAGTGATTAACACAGATGTTGATTCAGCAGTTGAAAATTTAGACACTTTTAATGCATCAAATTTCAGAGGTGCAAAATATTTTATTTCTGTTAATGATGGTACCAAAACAGAATTAAGTAATTTAGAATGTTTGGTTGTTCATAACGGCACAGATGCTTTTGTCAATACCTATAACATTGTAAACACAGGCAACAATGATCTTTTGACAATCACTGCTGACATAGACAGTGGCAATGTAAGATTGAGAGCATCAGGAAATACGCCCAACCTTAGAGTACATATGTATAGAATTTTATTGGCTGACAATGAATCCACAGACACAGGCACCAATGTAAAAATTATAGGTGCAACAACGGTTTCAAGTAGTGCCACTGCTGTGGACACTTTTGACACAGGTACACATCAAGGAGCTCATTACGTTTTTGTTGCACACAATTCTGGAGAATCAGGCACACCTTCATCGATACAAGAAGTCACAGCAGTCAGTAATGGGACAACTGCTTTTGTTTCACAAGGTCCGGTAGTAAGCACCAAAGGTACAGATCAACTTATTTTTACCGCTGATCATTCCAGTTCTACCACAACAGTAAAAGCGGCAAGTACGTCTGGTAGTTCTACAACTGTGAATGGTTACAGAGTTGCCTTGGCAAGACCTGCTGGTAGTGCTACAGCCATACAGACTTTGGACAGTTTTACTGCATCTACTTTTAGAAGCGCCAAGTACAATGTTCAGATAGTTGATTCAGTTGGTGGAAACTATGATTTTTTTGAAGTTAATCTGGTGCACAATGGAAGCACACCTTTCATAAGTACGTTTGCAAGAATAGGTAATTCAAATCCAAGTGATCTTGTTACCATAAGTGCTGATATCGACAGTGGTAGTGTAAGATTACGTGGAACATTGACAGGGTCAACTAACGATCATGTGATTACCGCAGTGAGGAGAGTATTGAACACATAATATGGCACGACAAATTTTAAATGTAGGTACAACAGCAAACGACGGCACAGGTGATACATTGCGTGAAGCAATGATAAAGACTAATGAAAATTTTAACGAACTGTATGCATCACCTCTATTGTCTAGTGGTATCAATGTTAGTGGCAACGAAATTATTGCCTCAAGATCCAACGATGATTTAATTTTACAAGCGGCTGGTACAGGGAGTGTTGTTGCAGGCGCATTAAGTTTTAAAGGCACTAGTATAAGTTCAACCGATTCAACCATAGTAAATATTAATGAAGGATTAGTAGTAGATGGAACATTAACCGCTACTAGTTTTTCAGGTGATGGTAGTGCCATTACAGGATTAAGTGCAACTGCTCTTGGTGATTTATCAGTAGTAGGATCCACTATAATTGCACCTTCTAACGCAGATATAACATTGGCTCCTGCAGGCACAGGTGCAATTGTGTTTCCTGCAATCACAATAAATGATAATAATATTACAGGTACCAGAACTAATGAAAATATTAATATTACTCCTGCTGGCACAGGTACAGTTGTGGTTAACAAACTTACAATTGATTCCCAAATTGAAATTGAAGATAACGAAATTTCCACAACTCAATCCAACAGTGATCTTATAATCACACCGTCAGGCACAGGACAGGTGGTAATGGCTAAAGTTGATATAGATGACGGAGCAATTGATGGTACAACAGTAGGTGCATCTTCCGCAACTACAGGAGTGTTTACAACACTAACTGCAAATACAAGTGCAACTGTTGATGGAATAACTTTAAGTGACAATGAAATAGCAACTAATGCGTCTAATGCAAATTTAGAACTATCAGGAAATGGTTCAGGTGGTGTAACAATAAACGGTTTTGCTTTTCCAACATCTGATGGGTCAAATGGACAGTTTATTAAAACCAACGGCTCAGGTGTTTTAAGTTTTGCAACTGCAGGAGCCAGTTTATCAAATAGTGCGATAGCAGATGGCACAACCACAACTAGTTCTTCCGCTATAGCAAATATAGATACTTTTTCAGCATCTACATATAGAAGTGCAAAATATTTTATATCAGCAGTAAACAGTGACGATACTAGATATGAAATTTTTGAAGCAAACATTACTCACGATGGCACAAATGCCTATCTCACTACTTTTGGATCTACTACAAGTGGTACTGTAGGTTTAGGAACTTACAGTGCTGACATAAACAGTGGAAATGTACGTTTAAGAGTGGTTCCTATTACCAGCGATGACATTGTTTTTAAATTCCAAAGAATAGCATTAAACGTATAAATTTTTACATTAGGTTTATAAAATTTTCAATAAATAACAGCAAATGGCAAGACAAACAATTAATATAGGTACTAATGCAAACGACGGTACAGGTGATCCGTTAAGAACAGCATTTGATAAAATCAACGACAACTTTACTGAACTGTACGGCGACGGTGATGCATCCACAATTTTAGAACAAGACACAGCACCTAAATTGAGTGCAAATCTAGACGTAAACAATTTTAATATTACTACTGATGTGACCAATGGTGATGTCAGTATTCAACCAAACGGTACAGGGAATGTATCTATTGCCGCTATACAATTTAAAGGCACTACTCTTTCTTCAACAGATTCAACGATTATAAATGTCAATGAAGGTTTAGTAGTTGACGGCACTGCCGCTGTTTCCGGAGCATTAAGTTCTGCAACAAGTTTGGCATTGGCCACAGGCGCTACTGTGACAGGTATTGCAGACGAAGATGACATGACTTCTAACAGTGCAACACTTTTAGCAACACAACAGTCTATCAAAGCATATGTTGACACACAAATCACTGCTGAAGACTTAGATTTCAGTGCAGATGATTCAACAGTGTTGTCAATTGATTTAGATTCAGAAGTTTTACACTTTGCAGGTGGTACAGGTATTAGTACATCTGTAAGCAACAACACAGTAACACATGCAATTGACACAGGTACAGTAGTCACTAAAACAGACACACAAACTTTAACAAATAAAACATTGACATCACCAACAATCACAGCACCTACAATAACAGGTGTAACCACTACTACGTCTTTGACCACTAACGATATTACAACAAATGGTTCAAATGCTAATCTAACATTAGATCCACAAGGTACAGGAACAATAGAACTAGCCGCGGCAACTAACATTACTGGAAACGTTGATGTCACTGGCACACTAACGACAGATGATATTACAACTGCAGGCACACAAACAATCACAGGCACTCTAATTGTTGATGGAATAACATTAAAAGATAACAAAATAACAACTAATGCCTCAAATACAGTTTTAGAAATTGCGGCAAACAGTTCAGGAACTATCGATGTCCAAAATGCAATGACTACAATTGGTCAAACAGTAACAGGCACAGTGTCAGTAACTGGACAACACAATATAGACAATTTAAGATTAGACGGTAATGCAATTACATCAACAAATTCAAATGGTGGTATAAGCATCACTCCAGATGGTACAGGTACAATTACACTTGGCGGAAACTTTGTGGCAGTAACAAACGAACTATCAGCAAATGATGTTGCTATTGGTAGCGAACTATTGTTAGGTACAGGTGCAAAAATAGTACAAGTGACTACCAATGAAGATTTAGTTTTACAAACTAACGGTACTGGTGCTGTAACAACATCTGCACAATTAACTTTAACTGGATCGTTTAAAAAAGCCATACACACATTTACAGCCACTGACAGTGTTACAGAGGCAGAACACGCAGGAAGAACACTTTTACTTGGCGAAGTTGGTGGAAATGCTAATGTTGTTTTAACAATGCCTGACGCAACAGGTTCAGGTAATGTATACGAATTTATAGTAAGTGTTGCAATGGGTGGATCAACCACATACAAAATTCAAGCACCTGATGCCAACAATACGTTCACAGGAATGATACAATATTTAGATGAAGATGGCACAGCAGTATCCGCTTTCCCAACAGTAGCGGCTTCTGATACAATCACTCTAAACAGTGGCACACAAGGTGGACTAGTAGGTGACACAGTAACTCTTATTGACATTGCCGCTGACAAATACGCAGTAAAAGGTCTCATGAGAGTATCTGCAGGCGCCGACCCTGCTACACCATTCACAGCCGCTGTATCTTAATAGTTAAAATCACGATAAATATCCTTGTAAAGGAGTAAGTTCAATATGGCGTCACCAGTGTGGCAAACAACAGAAGGCTTGTTAGGTGTTATCAACGAGCGTGATTTTTATTCAGTAACATTATCGGCTACCGATGCGGATGGCGACGACTTAACTTATTCCAAAATAGCAGGCACTCTACCCACAGGAATTGAACTTACTAGCGGAGGCGTTCTGCAAGGTGTGCCAACGGAGGTAGCAACAAGAACCCTTTACACTTTTGTTGTTAGAGCCTCCGATGGTACTAATGTGGCTGATAGAACATTCAGCCTACAAATTCAAGGAGCAGATGCTCCAGTATTTGCCACAGCGGCAGGTGAACTTAATCTTGCTGATTCAACCCAAGGTAGAACTAATAGATGGGTGCTGGATGGCAGTTTAGTAAGTTTCCAACTTGAAGCCACTGACACTGACACAGCCGCAGGACAGACACTAAGATTTTTTATACAAGAAGGTGAACTACCACCTGGATTAACATTGGCTCCAGATGGCAAGATTACAGGCACAGTACTATTAACAGATGATGAACGTTATGGACCTATTGGTGGTTACGATGCCACTTATGCATATGATGATGTAGGGTATGATCCAACAGCGTTTTCAACGAGTATTAGTAAAAACTTTGAATTTACAGTAGGAGTGACTGACGGTAGCAATGTTACAACACAAATTAATTCTATATTTGTATTCAGTGCTGACTATTGGTTAGTAAGCAACAGTCAAATAACAATTGACAGTGAAACTTTAGCAGGTTCTCCATTGACCATGGCCGCGGCTCCCAACAGACGTCCTGTTTTTGAAACCGACAGTGCCTTAGGTACATTTAGACACGATAATAATGTTGTAATTAAAATTGATGTTGTTGATTTTGATCCTTTACAAGGTGACTTAAATTATTCTATACAATCAGGAGCATTACCTACAGGACTTTCAATAGATATTAATTCAGGTGAAATATCAGGTACACTGGGCACACAGAGTGCTGTATCAGTGGATCACACTTTCACAGTTCGAGCAAGTAGAATTGATGCTGTGACAGGTGTCACAGTTTTTGGTGACAAACAATTCACAATGACTGTGATTGGTGACATTGACACAGGGGTTGCTTTTACAAGTCCAACCAATTTAGGAACTGTGATAGCAGGGATTCCAAGTCTTATTACAATAGAAGCATCTGCTGTAGAAACCAACAGAGTTTTAGAATATTCTGTTACTGAAGGTAGTTTACCAACAGGATTAACTTTGTCTAGATCAGGAAATATAATTGGTTCTGTAGACAAAACAGAATTTACTACTGTTGATGACAATGATATTACTTTTGACACCAACACAATGAGTTTTGATAGGAAATACACCTTTACAGTTAGTGTAAATGATCAATACCAATCTGTAGCAACTACAAAACAATTTTCTATTACTGTAAGTTTACCATACGGAGTTGAATATGGCAACATGTCTGCACAAGGTCTTATTCCAAGTGCTGACAGAGATCTATTCTATCAGATTGCTCAAGATCCAAACATCAACAATGAAAACAATATATTTAGACCTGAAGACACAGCATTTGGTATGAGAAATAACCCCGAAATGTTGTTAATGGCAGGACTACAACATCAAACCTTAACTGTGCTACAGGAACAAATGGAACAGAATCACACTCCAAAAAGTTTGTACTTTGGTGACATAAAAACTGCATTGGCCAAAGAAAACGGTACAACAAAGTACGAAGTGGTTTATGTAGAGATGAAAGACAATCTAGTGAACAATTCAGGCTCAGCAGTTGCTTCTAGTATTACATTGAGATCGGATATTGTGAGACCTTTGATTGGTCCAGGCGCAGATGGCAATAGAATTACTGCAGATTATGATGTGTATGATGTCACCACAGATAGTGGATTAAGTTTTAGCATTGCAGGATCAAAAATAAGATACGCAAATCAACTGACTGCTGACACAGGTGTGTTTGAAAAACTTTTTCCAAATGCAGTTGAAAACATGCGATCACGAATGAAATCATTAGGTCAAAGAGAATATGTGCATCTGCCATTATGGATGAGAACAAGTCAAGACAATTCAGGAGTACCGTTAGGATATAAAATGGCTATGGTTTTAGCATACTGCAAACCCGGAAAATCCGGATTGGTTAAAAAACGTATTCAAGATAAATCTATTGATTTTAAAAAATTAAATTTTGTAATAGACAGATACAAAACCAATATTAATCTAGTGGACACTGGCACAATAACAGCAGATGGTTCAACAACTGCATTTACAATTAATGAAATAATACACGAAGAGGAAATTAAAATCAGAGAAAATGCCAATGTGCTGGCATTTGGTCAACATGTAAGAGCAGACAATAATCTGTCACCTAGTTATCTTTCTGCGGATTCTCTGTTGCGATCAGCAGATTATGAACCACAATTTAGTCTTTCACATGACACTGACAGTAAAAAAACCACTATCAATTTTACCAATGCTCCAAGTTCCACTGCTAAAATAAGAGTGGAGCGGATTGGAGATAAATATCTAGCATTTAAAAAGAAACTAAAAGAATAATATGGCAAGTTCAATAGTACCAGGTAACATAGACGGCACCTTTCCAATAGCAGGACAGGACAATTCTTCTCAAGGTTTTAGAGATAATTTTACTGCCATAAAAAACAACTTTACAACTGCATCATCAGAAATAACTGATTTACAGGCCAACAAAGCATCAACTGATGCGGCATCTAATTTTGCCGACAACATTGTGTCAAGAATGGCTATAAAAGACACTGCAGAAATGGTATTTGCTCACGGTACAGTATCGAGCGGCACTTTAACTTTAAACCACGAAAATGCCAATTTTCAAACAGCAAACATCACAGGCAATTGCACTTTTGCTTTTAGCAATTTTCCTATTTCAGGTAGATTAGGAAGAATTATTATTTTAGCCACAGTTGGAGCAAGTGTGACTGCAATCACAATGCCAACCGCTGTTAAAAAAGCATCAAATGTTACTGGTGCAGACGGATCTTCAGTAACGGTAAATCCAGGTGTTGGTAGATACATGTGGGAGTTTATGACCACGGATGCTGGCACAACTGTATACATGCATCAATTGGGTGACTATCACTCATAATAATTAGGAGGTACCCATGTACTTTCATCCCCTACAAGAAGAATTAGACAACATGAAAGAAGAAGAACTAGGCAATAGAATTCGTGAACTTACAAAAAAATTGGCTAGTGCAAGAAGATTTGGAAGAAACCCTGAACTTATAGGTCAACTACAAAAAGCACTTTTATCTTATCAACAGACTTTAAGAGCAAAAAGATTAAAAGGATGGGTTGACAATCACAAAAAAAATCGAGGCGAACCAGATCTTGGTGAATTAATAAACGTAGAATAATAACTACTACGTGTCAAAGAAAAAATTTAGTTGGAACACCAAGTTTAAATCAATAATTGTTGTAGACAATGAACTGTTCAACAACGAATATCAAATCAAACTTCACATTACTCCTGTAACTATTAATCTTCAAGAACAGGGAGACTATTTTGAAAGGCTTAAAATGCTTTTTGAAAATGTATTTGCAAACACAATCATTGCTTCACGTGATGAAAAACTTTACCAAGTGCTAGAAAAAGAGACCAACAATAGATTTATACAATTACCAAGACAACCCTATGATCAACTGATGGCCGCAGTTTGCTTTACCAAATCAAATGCAATCTTGCAAGGAAAAATTATTGTTAACGAATTGGAACTCAGCAGTTATCAAGGTGATGGTATTACCTACAGCATTGTAAAAGAAGGGCCTGAAATACAGTTGTTAGACGTTGACAATTGGTTTCCAACCAAGTATAATAAGTTTGATCCATGGTGGTTAAGATCGGACACAGCAACATATGACAAAGTTTTGGACAAAGGCATTTACACAGGGCATTATAGATGGCAAAACTATATTGAAGATGAACCAGTTGACAACCAACACCAAGAACATGCTAAAATATTTGAATTTAATCCAAAGGTTTTAGATGGCGACAAAGATAAAAATAAATGATTATGGTGATTGTGTGTACAGCGAAGATGCTGTAATTGAGCAACTCTATCAAGATCCAACACTAGATATTTCCAAAATACCAACAGATACAACACTTTACAATCAAGCATTAACAAAATTACAGATAGATTTACCAAAACTACCAGAACAAATTTTAAGAAATCAACCAGTTGCAGAATTTGATAAACAAAATTACAACTCTTGGCACATGCCTGAATCTTATGAAAATATAGATGTAAAAAAATATTTGCTGGATAAGTGCAACAACGAAGAAGAAAGAGACAGAGTATTGATTGAGTATAAACTTTTTGAACAAAAAGGATTTACCAAAGTGCTAAAATTTTTAATTTATTTTGTAGATGTTTTAAGATCAAACAACATTGTATGGGGTGTAGGTAGAGGCTCGTCTGTAAGCAGTTTTTGTTTGTTTTTAATAGGAATACACAAAATCAATCCATTATTATACAATTTAGATTATCGTGAATTTTTGAGATGATAAGTAAAAACACAGGAGATACAATATGCCAATAACTAGAACACCAAGAAGAAAAATGTATAGAACCATGCAAGGTAGAATGGTCGATATCGAAAAATTAAGAGGAGCCAACGAAAATGTTCAAGCAGTTGGTAATATGAAAGTCAATGCTAGAGGAGACGTGCTAGGACCTGGTGGCACTGTTGTAAAACCTAAAGAAAAAGTGATGAAAGAATACTATCAAACTCCTAAAGGCAGAGCACAAGATAATCCAAGAATTAAAACTCCACCACCAAAACAAAAAATGCCTACGCAACCTAAGCCAGTAGTTGCAAAGCCAATTGCACCAGCAGTAACAAAAAAAGTTGAACCAGCAAAACCAAAAGCAACTAAATCAGGCATAGACGCCGCACTTGACGGTATAGAGTAAGTTCATGAAACTGATAAACTGTGGATGTAGTTTTGCACACGGTTATAACAGTAAAGTTATAGACGATTATAAACCAGTTGCACAAAAAGGATTAGCATCTTTAAAAGTGCCTGCGTATGAAAGTGCAGGTTATCATTTAGCAAAAAGTAAAAATCTTGAATATATTGATCTTGCCCGGAATGGCAATAGCAATGAAGCAATAGCAAGAACATTAAGAACTTATATTCAGCAAAACGATAAAACAAAAATGTTTGTTTTAATAGGATGGACTCATGCTTTTAGACGAGAATACATCAGTTGGAACATAAAGGATAGCAAAGGTGAATTTACTCAATATCGAGAAATACCTAATCATAAATCTCTATTTGGCCGTCCAGAGTATAATCCATCAAGAATGATGATTGAGTTCAATGAAAGGAAAAACAGACCTTTAGCCTATGACGAGCATATTGAATTTAGGCAATACAATATTATTTTACAGACCCAAGAGATGTTAAAATTAAATAATATACCCTATCTTATGTATAACGGCTGTGGAAGTGAACACAAAAGCAAAGATAGAGAAGTTTTGGAAATTAAGTCACAAATAGACAAAGAGCATTTTTATAATTTTGACGGTGACGGATACGATGCCTATGTGTTGAAACATCCGGAACTTGTTTCGATAGATGGCGGTCACCCTGGAGTAAAAGGGCATAAAAAATTAGCAGAATTGCTACAACCACAGTTTGATAGAATATTGACAAAATACAAAGAAACTAATATAATATAAAAATGGGACAGATAGAAGACTTACAAGCAAAAGGATTTGGATCACACGGTGGTAA